ACCGAAAAAGCGAAGGATCAGTACCTCTATCGCCTATCCCTCGCCGCCAAGGACGATACCCGCGGCCTCCCAGGCTGCGCTTTTCTCCATGCCGCGACCGGGACCGACTACGTCCACCAGATCCTTGCCGAAGAGAAACAGCAGGACGAAAAGGGCCGCGAAACCTGGGTGAACGTCCACAGCCGGCCGAATCACCTACTCGATGCGGAGATCCTGGCGGCCGCCTGCGTCGAGATGGAGTTCCCGGGCGGCGGTCTGCGCCTGCTGGCCGAACACTTGAGAAAACAGAGGGAGGCGGCGATGAATCCGCCCGCCCCAAAAGAAAAGAAAGAAAAAAAAGAATCACGGAGGTGGTGGTAAATGGAAGAAACAGCATTGTCAGGGATGAAGGCCATTCAGGAACATTGCAGGGCGATCAATCTGCCATCATCGGAGGTGACGGTGCTGCAGATGATCCGCGAATCCGGATTCCCCGCCCGAAAACTGGGCGGCATTTGGGCAAGCGATCGGGAGGCTATCGCAAAATGGTTGAAAATCTATATCTCCGGGGAAGTGACCGTCGGTCAGGCGCTGAAAAAGAAGAAGAAAAGATAGGAACATGAAAACGAAGTATTTCCCAACGGAAGAGGAACTGAAAATCATCCGCGATATCTATGACGGATCGTCATTCCGCCTCTCTAAGATTATTCGGCTGATCGGTCGGGGAAAATATCCCCGCTGGTATATTGGCCGCATTGCCCGCGAAATGGGATTGGCGCATGTCAAGGAGCCGGATTGGACGGCCGCCGAGGAAAACTATGTCAGTGAGCATTATCCGAAGATGGGCCTCAAGGCGCTTCGCCGCGGCATGATCAATAACGGCATGTTCCCGCGCTCCACCACGGCGATCAAACTGAAAATCCGGCGGCTTGGTCTGCTCTCCTCGGACGGCGACGGCTTCACCATGCGCGGCCTGCAGAACTTTCTCTGGGGCGGTTTGGAACAGCACCATATCATCACCCGCTGGATTGAAAAGGGGTGGCTCAAGGGAATGCGCCGCGGAACACTGCGCAAGGCTGGCAAACAGGGCGGCGACATCTGGTATTTCTCCCCGGAATGGGTGCGGGCTTTCATTATTGCCCATCCCGAGGAAATCGATCTGCGCATGTGCGATCCGGTCGCCTTCATCCGTCTATTAGCCGGCGACAACCTGACGCTGCCCGCGGCCTACAAATGCCCCGAATGCGGAGCGGAATTCGAGAAGAGGCTGTTCAATCCGGGTTTGCATGTCCTGCGCGTTTATTGCGACGCCTGCAAGGTCGGCCATGAGGGCGGCGATATGGAGACGTACCGCGTCGCCTTATGATCTTCGGCCTTTATTTTGCCTGCAAAACCCAACCTAAAAAACCCTGTCAACCATAAAGATCCATAAAAAATGGCCTAAAGTTCCATAAAAAATGGCCTAAAGTTCCATAAAAAATGGCCTAAAGTTCCATTTCGCCCAAAACCCACCCCTTATACTGCCCCCACATGAGCACCTTCTTCTCGGCGCGCCGTCTTTGATTCCCTCCGGGGCGGCGCGCCCTTGAAAAACCGGCCGGCGCAATGCGGCCTTTGCAGTACCGGGGACACGACGCATCATCATGTCCCCGGATAAAAGAACGAGGCAAGCATGGCCTACACAGCAACCGATCTGGCGAACATCGACGCGGCAATCCGGGCAATCATCGCCGGGACCCGCACCGTCAGCCTGACCATGGGCGACAAGACCATCCAATACACCGCGGTTAAACTTCCCGAACTCCAGGCCCTCCGGACAGAGATCGCGACGGAGGTCGGCATGGCCGCCGGCACCTATGCGCCGCGAACCTATGCCAGACAGGGAGGTCGCGGACAATGAGGATGACAAAAGCGGAAAACTTTGTCGCCGTTGTTGTGGAGAAACTCGCCGACCTCGCCTCTCACCGATCCGCACTGGCCCGCCACCGCTACCTGATCGGCTTGTCACCGATGCAGCGCGCCGAGATGTACGCCGCCGCCAAGACCAACCGGATGACCGGCGCCTGGTCGCTCGCCAATACGAACGTCAATGACATCATCGGGGCCTCTTCCCCCATGGTCCGCTCCCGAGTCCGCCAGTTGATCCGCGATTTCCCGTACCTGGCCCGGGCGGCGAACATCATGGTTGACTACTCGATCGGAACCGGGATCATTTTTCAGAGCAGGGCAGCGAATCCTTCCGGCAAACCCGATCCAAAGCGCGCTCAGCAGATCGAGGACGCCGTCAACTGGTGGATGGATGAGGCCGACGCCTCCGGCAAGCAACATTTCTTCGAGCAAATGCGCCTGACCAAACGCCAGGACCTTGAGGCCGGCGAATTCATCGTCGTGAAGAACTATCCGAAGGACGGAAACCGGTTTCTCCCCTTCGCGCTCCAACTCTATGAGGCGGACTGGCTGACCGGGACGCATGACAGTTATGGAGCGGGCGGCATCGGTATGGCAGCCGCACCGGGTGAAAAGGAAATCCGCCAGGGCATCGAGTATGAAAAGCAGACCGGCCGCGTCACCGGATACTGGTTCATGGATCCCCATTATGGCGGAAAGGACGTCTATGTCCCCGCCGACCAGGTCATGCACGGATTCGATTCGCTGCGTCCGCAGCAACTCCGGGGCATCTCCCCGTTTGCGCCGGGCGTCCTGCTTTCCCAGAGCCTCGCCGACTATATGGAATCCGAGATCGACGGCGCCAAGATGGCCGCCAAGTGGGTGGCCATGGTAACACGGGAAAATCCCAACGCCGTACAGCAGGCCATTTCGACGTTAACCTATGAGGATGACGGATCCATAAAAAAGATCGAGGAACTCGAAAACGGCATTATCGAATATCTGCGCCCCGGCGAGAAGATCGACCTGGTCAGCTCGAACCGCCCCGGCGTGACCTTTTCCTCGTTTGTCCGCCTGATCCTGACCATGCTCTCGATCACGACGGGCGCCCCGTATGAATTGATTTCCGGAGACTACCAGGGCCTGAATTTCTCCACGGCCCGGATTGTCCGGAATGATTTTTCCCAGCAGTTGCGGCCCATCAGCGTCCGGCATATCCGCCAGTTCTGCATGCCGGCAGTCAAGACCGCGATCGACATGGCCGTCCTGACGGGCAAACTCACACTCCCCGGGTACTGGCAGAATTCCCGCCGATACCTGGAATGCTGGTGGCAACCTCCGGGAATGGATGCAGTAGATCCGCTGCGCGAAGCAAAGAGCCAGATCGAGGCGATCAGTTATGGCCTGAAGTCGCCCCAGGAGGTCGCACGCGAGCGCGGACGGGATCTTGAGACTATCTACAATGAAATCAAGGCCGCGCAGGATATGGCGAAAGAGATGGGGCTTGTCTTTGATGTTGCCGGAACAACTGTAAAAACAAATCCCGCCGCCATATTAGCATCCGATACCGGGGGAGGTTGAAATGCCTGACAAAATCGACAAAAAATCCGTGGCGAAATCCGATCGCCGGATTGATGGGATGGTTGAGCGCCTTCAGTTGCCCGAATCCATGCGGCCTTCGACGATTGATATGGCAACGCGCTCAGTCGAGGTTGTCGGGGCAACGGAAACGCCGGCATTGGTTTACGATCCGGAACGGTATGAGGTCGTCAATGAAGTTATCTTGATGTCCGGGTGCGAAATTCCCGCCGATGGCAGCATCCCCTTGACGATCCAACACGAAAACTCGGCATCGGCAGTCATCGGTTCATATCGCGACATGAAGATCGAGGGAGATGAACTGGTCGGCCGCGTCTATTTCTCGGAAGCATCGGATGCCGAACCCTACTGGATCAAAGTGAAGGAAAAGCACTTAAAACGATTTTCGATTGTATATTCGGCGGTTGATCGTGAATCGGTCTATATCGCGGAAAACCAGACAGCGACGGTGAACGGAAAAACCTACACCGGACCTTTACTGGTCACAAAAAAATGGAAACCAAAAGCCCTCGGCCTGGTGATTTTCGGCGCAGATGAACGCGCCCAGGCGAGAGGCGAATTTCAAGACAATCACAAGGAGGAAATAACGATGGATCCGAAAATCAGAAAATTTCTTGAAAGAAACGGTTTGCCGGTGACGGCGACCGAGGAGGAGGCTCAGGCCTTCCTGGAGAGGGCCGAACCCCCAAAACCCGCCGTTCCGGCAGTGCCGGCAGCGGCTACCGCGTCCCCGGATCTGGACAAGATCCGCGCCGAGGCGACCGGCAAGGAGCGCGAACGCATCCGCGAGATCGACGCCCTGCTCACCCGATATGAGTGCCAGGATCTGGCGCGCGACCTGATCGTCGGAAAAGACGACAAGGTCCCGACCCTCGCCGACGCCCAACGGGCAGTGCTGGACAAACTACAGGCGAAGGCCAAAGAGACGACCCCCGCCTTCTCCGGGATCCGGATGGGCGCGGATGAGAAAGAAAAGTTCCGCGCAGCCGCGAACGATGCCCTGATCCTCCGGGCCGGGATGGAAGTCAAAACGCCCGCCCCCGGCGCCCAGGATCTCCGCGGTTACACGCTGGTCGAAATGGCCCGCGAATGCCTGCGGATCGCCGGAATCACTCATCACGGCCAGACCAAAGAGATGGTCGGACGGGCTCTCACCTCCAGTGACTTCCCGTACATCCTGGCGAACCTCGCCACAAAGTCGATGCAGTTGGCCTGGGATGCGGTATCCGAAACCTGGCAGACGTGGTGCGGAGTCGGCAGCGTCAGCGATTTCAAGACCTACTACGACAACGCGCTCTCCGAGCATGACGATCTCGAAGAGGTTCCCAATTCGGGCGAGATCAAGATCGGGAGTTTCACCGAGAAGATTCCCGAGACCTATCATGCAGTCACCTACGCCAAGAAGTTCGCAATCACCCGCGTCATGATCATCAACGACGATCTGGGCGCGCTCACCGCAATGCCGGCCAAGCGCGCGGAGGCGGCGGGCCGTAAGATCGCGGACGTGGCATACGCGGTCATCATCGCCAATGGAAACATGGGCGACGGTCATCCGATCTTCAGCGGAACGTATCATGAGAATGATGCCGTCTCCGGTTTCATGGCGGCCCCGGGGATCACAAACCTCGCAGAAGGGATCCGGGCGATGGGCGTCCAGAAGGACATCAAGGGATTGCGGCGCCTGAACATCAGCCCCGTCTTTTTCCTGGCCCCGAAGGCCCTCCAGGGAGTGGCTGAGGTCTTCTTCAAGTCGGACAAGTTCGCGGATTATGCGGCGACAGTTGCGATTGATGCCATTTCGACAACCCGCGCAAACCCATACAGCGGAACCTATTTCACCCGCGTCTATGAGCCCAGGCTCGACGACGACGATGCCGCCGCCTGGTATCTCATGGGCCCGAAGGGCAGGACCGTGAAAGTCGTGTTCCTGAACGGCATTCAGGCCCCCCTGATGGAGATGCGGCAACCGGGATTCACGATCGAGGGAATGGAGTATGTCGTTTCCATCGACGCCGGCGCATACGCGACGGACTACCGGGCCATGTACCGCAACGAGGGCGACTAAGAAGCGGCTGACATAACATAAACCAACGGGGTGGGACCGATCCCGCCCCGATAGAAAAGAGGAGGAAATAGCAATGGCTAAGAACAAAATTCAGGATGGGAAACTTCTCAATCTCCCCGTGATCGCCGGGACAGTGTCCGGCATGGGCGCCGTAGTCGGCTCCTATCTTCACGGGGTCGCGCAGACGGACCGGGATGCCGCTGGATACGCAGTTCTTGATTGCGGCCCGGCGGTCTATGATCTGCCCGTATATCCTTACGACGGGTCAGGCGCCTCGGCTGTCACGGTTGGCGACGCCCTCTATTGGGACACCGCCCTGACACCGGACAATCTCGACAAAAACGCCGCAGGGATCTTTTTCGGCTTTGCCCTTGAAGCGATCGCGGCATCGCCGTTGGCCTTATCCACCATCAACGTCATGGTGATGCACGTCCAGCCGGGAGTCGGGGCGGTTACCGCCGGCGATATCGGATCGGGCGCGGTAACGGCGGATAAAATCGGCGCCCTGGCTGTTGAGACGGCGAAGATCAATACCGCAGCCGTCACATTGGCAAAACTGGCCACGGGCATCACCCCGAGCCATGTGGTGAAGTATGCCGGGAAAACGGCTGCTCTTCCTGCTTCTCCTTCAGCGCAAGCAACCATCGCGGTCACTGCGGGCATGTCGGGTATCCTGGATACGGATATCGTCGTGGCGTCAATGGCCGTCAACGGAGCGACGGTCAAGTACATCACCAAGGCGGTCATCGTGACGGGTACGTCGATCACGTTTACGGGTTCCGCGAATTTCGTCACCGGCGACATCATCCAATATGTCGTTTACAGGGCGGCTGCGTAAACTGACGGCAATGGGGACATGATGCCGCATCGTGTCCCCATTGCCCACCACGGGGACACGATGATGCATTATGTCCCCGGATGCGGGAGGCGCCAATGTATAAAAACCATACCATGAAAGCATTGCTGAAGGCCCAGGCGGACGGCGCGCAAACGCTCGGAAACAAAGGGTTCGAATACCTGCCCCACCATCAGATCCAGGTGGAGGTCTCCGAACAACCTTCCGTGGGGACGCTGGCCGTCGAATACAAAACCCCCGGCGCGACCGAGTATGTGGCCGTCTCCGGGAGCCCGATCGACCTGACGGCATTGAACAATGCGGCGGCGTTCCGGTTGGACTGGGTGTTTATCGAGTCGATAAAATTCACGCCAACCGGCCTCGATTCGGACAAGACCTACAGCGTGATCATAACGAGTAACGAATGAAAGACGACCCTGTCCTCATTATTCCGGCCCTGACGGAAATCATCCTGACCCCGGCGGAGGCGGTGGACGCCGCCGCCACGCCGATCCGGGATGATTCGGGCGGAATTATCATTGATGGGCAGGGCCTTCAGATTTACGAGGGTTGACCATGGGACTCCGCGCCGTATTCGCCGCCGCCCTTCCCGGAATCTTCGACGCCGCGGGGGAGGATGCCATTTTCACGCCTGCCGGTGGAGATCCGATCCCCTGCAAGGTTTTCATCGACTTTAATGTGATGCTCCAGCCGTCCGGCGCCGAGGTTCAGGTCTGGCAACAGGGGACGACAATCGAGGCGCTTCTTTCAGTTCTCGGCAGGGAGCCGAACCGTGGCGAGACCTTCACCCTCGATATCCCGGCGGACGATACGACCTACACGGTCCAGGCAATCCTCGAGGACGACGGCCTCACGGTCAAGGCGGTGGTGACATGAATACCGTCATGATCAAAATTGACCCCAAAGAACTCGCCTCAGTCCGGGAACTGCTGTCGAAACTGAACGGAGAAGAGGTATCTAAAGCGCAGCAGCGGTGCATCAATACGACTATGGTCGGCGTCCGCACGGATGGCGTAAAGATTCTGACGGATCAGTACGCCCTCACCGCATCGGCGATCAGGAATACTTGGAAAATCAGCAAGGCAAGTTTTAGAGATTCCGCTGGTTCCACCAAAAACTCCTATGGCGTTGTCTCTTCCACGGGTATGTTTATCCGCCTCAAGGAGTTCGGGGCGCAGCAGACAAAAACCGGCGTCTCCGTCAAGGTACTGAAAAAGAATCCCCGCGCCGTCATCAGGGGCGCCTTTTTTGCGACCCTTGGATACAAGCAAGGCGAACAGGTCTATTGGCGCGTATATCACAACCCACAAAAGCAGCCGGTCAAAAATCGGGGTTATTATGCGAATTTGCCGTTGTTCTATCGATTTCCCGTGAAGGCGCTCTATGGACCGCGCATCCAGGATTATCTCGGCGATCCGGGAATTATTGATATGCTGACCAAATCGGCGGGAGAGCGTCTTGAAAAGAACATGGCGCATGAAGTCGATAGAATTTTACAGGGATATTAAGATCATGAACACCATCCGGGAATTGATCATTCAGGATCTTATCGCGCGGGCCGCGGAGATCGCCACGACCGGCTCCCCGCAGGACTACGCGACGGACATCGGCGCGACCATCTTCCGGGCGCACCCGAAGGTGGATCCGGACGATCTTCCCTGCCTGGTTGTCTGGCCGCAAGTGGAGACGGCTGAAAACATGCCCGGCCAGTCCCGCCACCGGATGCCGGTTAAAATCGAAGGGCTTGCGGCGTTCGCGTCAAGCGAACCCTCGGTCATTTCCGAACGCATCCTGGGCGACCTGATCAAATGCTTCACCTCGCCGACATGGGACCGCCGGCGGTTAGTGACAAGTCCGGCATCGCCCGCAACCTATTTGGATCCTTATTTGGAATCAATCGTCTATCAGGGCGGCGGGACGGACTCCTACCCGGAAGACGGATCGCTCACGGTCGGCGCATCGGCCACGTTCCTCGTAACGTATTGGACAACGATCGGAGATCCATACAGCCAGTGAAGAGCATTCTTATCATAACCGGCGCCGCGCCCTGTGTGCTCGATGATCTGACCGCCCTGGATAGGGATGTGATGCCGCATCATGTCCTTATTATCCCAACGGCGGACTTCATGGCGATCGGCCTGGATGCCGTGGACAAATATCCATGGCGGATAAAATATATGGCGACCTACCATCCGGCGGAGATCCCGGAGATCAAGGCGCGGCGCGAGTCCATCGGCGGGAACACGGACTATATCGTGATTTCACACGAATGGAAGGAGGGGGTTGACCTCCTCGAGCCGCTGCTCCCCGGAGAACGCTCCGGATCATCGGCCCTGCTCGGTGCCCAGGCCGCCCTTAAACTTGGCTATCGCCGGATCGTCCTTTGCGGATGTCCCATGACCGGGACGAACATCAAAAATAGCAATTATGAATCCTTCCGCCCCGGATGGGAGGAAAAGAAGAAATACCTGGATGACCGGGTGCGCTCGATGTCCGGCTGGACGAGGGAACTGCTCGGCGCGCCCACGGAGGAGTGGCTGAATGGATAAACTGATCATAATTGGGTCAGCGCCATGCGTCCTTATTGATCTCTCGGCCATCCCGGATCATGCGAGGTTCGATTTTATGTTGATCGGTTCCGGATCCCCGGCGACTTTGAATATCCGGCATCTTGCATACCATGCAAGTCATGAAAACGATTTTGACGCGATAAGAAAACGTAGGAAATCAAATGGATTGAATATTGATTTTGAAACATTTTCCAATAATCCACATCCCGGCGTCGATCATGTGTTCCCCGAATTGACCGCTCCAGTGTGTCCAAAGGATTGCCGGCCGCCAAAGTTCGGACCTAAAGACCCCCGCAACCACCATCATTATTCCGGATCATCGGCCCTGCTCGGGGTGAAGATTGCCCTTCGCCTCGGATACAGGAAGATAATCCTGGCGGGAGTGCCGCTGAACGAGGGTCATTATGCTCATTTCCAGATTGGCTGGACATGGATCGCCGATCTGCTGAAATGCTGTCCGGTCCGTTCCATGAGCGGCTTCACTCGCGAACTCTTGGGCGCGCCAACGGAGGAATGGCTGAATGATTAGGGAGATCCCCATCCGCCTGATCGATTATGACAGCGAACCCTATATCGCCGTACTGGGCGGACCCCTCTGGCTTGGATACCATGAATATATCAGGGGGAAGAAGGATCGCTGCCGGGAGATCATCGCGGCTTTTCTTGCCTCGGTCTATGCAAGCAGGCCCATGGAGCGTTCCACGGAGCAGTTCGTCCGCGAGATTTACCGGGAGCGCGGGCTTCCGATGCCTGCCGATAAGGTCATCGCAGACCATCAGATTGTCCAGGAGGCGGCGGAACGGCGATATGATCGGCTGCACCTGCCCGTGTTGAAGAGTATCCTCTCGCGCGGGTATTTTCCGCACGAAGGCCCGGTTCCAACCGTGACGGAATGCGCCGGTCGATATTTACTCGGGGACGGGAAAAATCGCTGTTCCATTCTTGCGGCTATGCAATGGTCAATGGTCCCGAACGTGAGGTTGGTCGAATGACTGTAAAGACGCTTGATTTCAATGCCTACAAGGCGAACGCCCTTAAAGACCCGCAATGGAAAAGTTATCTCCAGCGCTGGGAGTATCACGCATGGGCCATCGCACTCGTCAACGGAATGAGCCTTCTTTTTAGTGCAAAGTCGGTCCTTGAGATCGGCGCCTTCGGCGCCGGCATTGTGATCGGAAGTGATAGGATGGATCTCCCGGACGGGAAGTGGGTGCCGCCGGACGATCTTCCCACGATCTGGCACGACGCCCGGATCATTCCCTGGCCTTTCAAGGACCGTCAATATTCGCTCCTGATTGCCTTGCGGCTCTGGCACCATCTCGCTCCTGTGCAGCGGGAATGCTTCTTGGAGGCCAAACGGATCGCCAGGAATATTCTGATCGTATGCCCGGAGAAGGAAGTCGTCGGGGTCGGGATCACGCGCTCGCAGTTCATCCAATGGAACGGAGGGGAATCTCCTGTCGTGGAATACTACATGGGAGCATGGGGTTACCTATATCTCTGGAAGGGGGATGCGCCATGACGCCGGGAATCACGATTTGCTGTCTCAAGAAGGGCGACCGGTATCGTTCATATTATGTCCACATCCTGGAGGCCATGGTGCGGAGGAACGTCGTGTCAACCCCTTATGAGTTTGTCTGTTTCACTGACGACAATCGAGAGATAGCGCCGTATATCCGAACGGCTCCGTTGCTTTACGACGCCCCGAAGTGGTGGGGAAAGATGGGCCTCTACATGAAAGCGATTCCCGGCATCAATACGGAGCGGTTGCTTTACCTGGATCTGGACCTCGTTATCACGGGGCAGCTCGACGAACTACTGCAATATGAGGTGGACTTCGCAATGGCGAAAGATTTTCCATTAGGCAAGTACCCCAAAGGTAGCCTCCGGGATCGCATGGGGAACAGCTCCGTCATTTGTCTGAAGGTGGGCGCGGTCTCGCAGATATGGGACTGGTATTGCCTCGCTGGAAAACCGGAAAACGAACCGTTTGGAGATCAGGATTGGGTCAACAAGGAATTCCCTGATCTGATTAAGACGCTCCCGGAACGGTTTGTCCGAAGCTATAAACTGCATTACCTTGAGGGAACTATCCCGCCGAAGTGCAGCATCGTAATGTTTCACGGCCACCCGAAGCCGCCGGATTGCGGCGGCTGGGTAAAGGAACTTTGGAAATGACAACCCCTGATCAATTCAACGATGTCTGGCAAACCGGCCGCTACCGCCTCGGCTCCACGGCGTTGCGGCTACTGCCGTTTCTCCGGGCGCAGATCCCCATAGGAAGTACGGTGAATGATTATGGTTCCGGCACAGGGAGAGCAGAAAAGGGTTTGCTTGAGTTCTGTTCGCGGGTGAACATGGTGGACTTTGCACCTGTTGCGCTTGAATCTGATGCGCGATTATTGATTGGCAAAGGATTGACTTACGTTGTGTCGCCTCTTGAAACCCTGCCTAAAGATTTTCCGGTAGCCGATTGGGGGATCTGCATCAACGTCTTGATGACGGTCGAACCAAACCGGCTCCATGATATTTTGGCAGAGATGCGGCGAACATGCCGGAATCTAATTGTCGAAGTTTATGACTGGCCTGATGTCCGGCTCGGTATAGACTTGACACTGATAAAAGGGGATGCGGCTTTTTGGGCGGAGCAACTGCGGAAGCATTGGCCTTCCGTCGAATCTCTGAATAGTCCTGAGCATTCGCGCAGGTACATAACCATTGGAAGGGAAAACTAACACCTTAAGGAGGAAATGAATCATGGGAACCGCAGAAAATGCAAAAATCCAGATCGAAAGTGTGCCGGAACTTGTGCCTATGGCAGCGCTTACAGACCACGGCGATCACAAGGATTTCCGGGGAGCGGGTGAAATGTGGTCAAATCAGGCCGGATATATCCCGACCGTTTTGCCGAACGGGGTGTTGACCGGTGGAATCGTGTCTCCGGCGGTCAGCGGGTCGGATGATGTTGTGGATGTGGCAGCGTTGACCTGCAACCTAAACGGGGTCGAGGAATCCATTGGCGCAGATGCGGATCTGTCTATCCCGCGTCCGTCGGCAACGCATATCAAATACTCAATAACAGTCAAGGCAAATAAGGCAATCGAGGCTGTGGCGGGGACGGAAAGTACAGCCTTTTCAACGGTCAGGGGATCTGCCGGAGGTCCGCCGTTTATTCTTCCGGACAGCATCGAAATAGCGCAGGTGTGGCTGTCATCGGATTCGTCCGCCCCGATCACGGCGGCTGAGATTAAGCAAGCCTGGGGGACATACCAGGAACGTGCTTTTTACCCGACGTGGGAGGAGTCCCATTTCAATGTCGAGGCGGGTGTTATGGGTACGGCGGGGGTTGTGTTTGATGCAGCCCTTCCCCTGACCCACTCGGCTATTTCGCCGGAAGTGCCCCAGACGAAAGGTGTGTACGCTGAGTATTACGAGCCGACCTTTACCGACATTGCGAAAAGTGCTGAGTTTGTGCCTCCGGAAACCACCTACACGACATCCTCGAAGCAGATTTACGGGATGACGATCGGGGCTTCCGCATCGGCCTTGAATCAAGGTTCTTTCACGGCATATCTGAATGACGGAATCGCGGACCCTCTTCTTTCCCTGAAAGGCAAGTCCCTGTTTTTCAAGTTTTTCCAGAACCGCTTGAGTTCCTTCCCGTTCATTCTGGTGCAGGGGATTTTCGGGATTACTCGGACGTTCCCGGCGGCGGATCAGATCACGGCGGCTTGCACGATCTCTGCGGAGACGGCAGCGGTGGAAATCGTCGCATAACCTTCTTGCCGGCAAAGGAGGGATTTATGGGTTTCGAGGCAAAGCAGTTTCTTAAAACGAAGTTTGTTCACCGCACTGAAGAAGTTCCTGTCCCGGATTTGGCCGCGTATTTTTCTGAGG